GGCTGGCCGGACATTTCGGTGGGCGGGCCGGGCTTCTGCTTCCCGGTGGTGCGCTGGAACGGCACGGCTTATGTGAACCACCGCACGGAATATGAGGGGAAACCCTGCCGGCCATGACGCCGCTGTTGGCGTGCCGGACGCACCCATACCGGTCGGCGCAGATGACGGAGCGGCGAGAGGTCTCCCGCGCTCGTGGCCTGACACTCTCCGAATGACGGCTGCTGATCGAACCACCTTTATGTGCCTACCACCGCGGCACCTCCCCCTTCAGCGGTAATCTTGGTGGCGGAGTTGGGCGGAGCGAGCGGCGGCTCGCACCGCATACCTCGTGCAGAAGGCGCGCGCGTTCAGCCCGATGGCTATTTCCATCGCGCGGGAAAATGCTCTAGGCGAGCGCGCATGACTGCTTTCAAATCGGGCGATCCCACCACGCTCAACCGCCTTTATGGCCGCCAATCCGGCCACAAGCTGCGCCAGGGGCAGCAGGCGCTCGTCGAGACCCTGCTGCCGGCGATCCGTGTGCCGGACGAGGGGCCGGTGACGGCGGAAACGCTGTTCGGCGATGCCGCGGGGCACGCGCGACCGCTGCATTTCGAGATCGGCTTCGGCGCGGGCGAACATCTGGCGGAACGGGCCGACATGCTGCCCGATCATGGCTTTATCGGCTGCGAACCGTTCCTCAACGGCGTGGTCGGTGCGCTAGGGCATGTGCGCGACCGGCGCCTCGCCAATGTGCGGCTGCACATGGGCAATGCGCTGGAGGTGCTGGCGCGCGTACCGGACGGGGCGCTGAGCTTCGTCTATCTGCTCCATCCGGACCCCTGGCCCAAGGCACGGCACGCCAAGCGGCGCATGATGAACAAGGGACCGGTGGATATGATCGCGGCGAAGCTGCGGCCTGGCGGCGAGTTCCGCTTCGGCACGGACCACCCGGTCTATCTGCGCTGGGCGCTGATGGTCATGCGGGAGCGTGCGGATTTCGAATGGCTGTGCGAGACGCCACGCGATTTCCTGACGCGGCCCGGTGGCTGGCCCGAGACGCGCTATGAAGCAAAAGCGCGCAAGCAAGGCCATGAGGTCTGGTATTTCCGTTACCGGCGTACGCAAGCTCCGGCGGGGAGCATGGTGGCTTAGCAGTGGACCGGGGCTGCGGGGTGGCGAAGGTCGGCAGTCAGGCAGCAGCGTGCGCGACTGCCTGGGCTCCTGCCGGCGCGGGAGCGCGGTGTCGCCCGACCGATCCCCGTGGCGCAACAACTAAATAACCTATTTGGTAAAATAATATTGACATCGAAACGCTGATCTGGCACATGCCCCTCATCGTCGATCATTGACTCGACAGCGCGGCGCCGAGCGGGCGCGCTCTCCACGGGAACATCGGACATGGCATCCAAGACTCCGCCGGCGGATACCGCCGGCTCGGCCCCTTTGCGCATGCGCCGTTACCACCGGTGGACGGCGCGGCGGCGGGAGATCTTCCTTGCTGCGTTGAGCCAGACGGCCAATGTGCGCGCGTCAGCCGCCCGGGCGGAGATGTCGCTTCCCGCTGCTTATCAGCTCAAGCACCGGGACCCCGAGTTCGCGCGGGCCTGGGGAGAAGCGCTGGAGATCGGCTGGTCCGAGCTGGAAATGGCGCTGATGCGGCAGGGAATCGAAGGCACCGAGCGCGTCGAGACGATCACGGACGGGGCGACCGGGCAGCTCAAATATGTCCGCACGACCCGGAGCTTTCCCTTCCTCTGTGCGATGCGGCTCTATGCGGCGCATCGTGCGGAGGTGCTGGCCCATCGCGCGGCCTATGGCGGCGCGCGCGGCGAGGCGAAAGAAAATGCCGACGCGGATGCAGTCGACCGCGCCAGTGCGTGCCTCGACGAGATCGCCGCGCGGCTGGCCGAAAGTGAGCGGCGGCAAGCGCAGGAGGCGCGGACGCAGGGAGGAACGCTTTCCGAGGGGGCGCTGGGCGGACATGAGGGAAATGCCGATGCGGGCGATGGCGCTGACGCTGGTCTGGACGAGCGCGCCGCACCGCTGACCAGGCGTGTGCGGGGGCGGGCGCTGAGCGGTGGCGCTGCGGATTTTGGCGAGGAAGTGGGCGGCGGGGCTGCTGGGGATACGAAGAGTAGCGCGCGCGGCACACCGGGGCCGGCCGACTCCGGCTGAAGGATGGCGCGCCGCACAGGCCGAGCAATGCGGTGATCAGCGCCTTGGTGCCGGCGCAGGGGAAGATCGCAACGTTGGGAAGGTTCTGCCTGTTTGAGCCACCGGATCGATGCGCTGGGCAGATAGCGAGTGGGCGACCTGGAAGGTGAGGCGGAAACCGTTTGTGGTTGGGCAGCCGAGTGGTGAGCGAGAGGAAAAGGTGGTCGGATGGCAGCGGGCAGGTCCATCACGGAGCGGGTCGCGCGACTGCCGGGCGATGAGCGTGCGGCGCTGCTGGAGGCGATCGGCGCGGAGGGGCGTGCGCGGTTGGTGAACGACTGGCTTTGTCGGGCACGGCCGACACAGCTGCCACCGGCAGGCGATTGGTCGACCTGGCTGCTCATGGCGGGGCGCGGGTTCGGCAAGACCCGGGCCGGCGCGGAATGGGTGCGCAGTATGGCCGAGCGTGACGGCATGGCCCGCATCGCGCTGGTCGGCGCGTCGCTGGAGGATGCGCGCAGTGTCATGGTGGAAGGAGCGAGCGGGTTGCTGGCGATCGCGCCAGCGAGGCACCGGCCGCGCTGGTTGCCCTCGCGGCGCGAACTGCATTGGCCCAATGGCGCGCGGGCGCGCATCTTCGGCGCGGCGGACCCGGATTCGCTGCGGGGGCCACAGCATAGCCATGGCTGGGCCGATGAGATCGGCAAATGGCCGTATGGCGTGGAAGCCTGGGACAATCTGGCCATGGGGATGCGGTTGGGCACGCGCCCGCGGATCGTCGCTACGACGACGCCCCGGCCGGTGCCGCTGATCGTGCGTCTGGCGGCGGACCCGGCCGTGACGATGACGCGCGGACGGACGGAAGAGAATGCCGCCGCGCTGCCCGCCGCCTTTCTGGCGGATATGGAGCGCGGCTTTGCCGGCACGCGGCTGGGGCGGCAGGAACTGGACGGGGAATTGCTGCTGGATGTCGCCGGTGCGCTGTGGACGCGTCTGTCGATCGAGCAATGCCGCCGCAAGGGACCGGCGCCGGATCGTGTGGGCCTGGCGCGGATCGTGGTGGCGGTGGACCCACCGGCGAGCGCGCAGGGCGATGCGTGCGGTATCCTTGTCGCGGGATGTGATGCGGACGGCGTGGGATATGTGCTGGAGGACGCCTCGATTGCCGGGGTAAGCCCGGAGCAATGGGCGCGACGCGTGGCCGAGGCAGCCGAGCGCTGGCAGGCGGACCGTGTCGTGGCGGAGGCGAACAATGGCGGCGAGATGGTGCGCGCGGTGCTGCGGGCAGCGCAGGCAAGCCTGCCGGTACGGCTCGTTCATGCGACGCGAGGCAAGACCGCTCGCGCGGAGCCGGTGGCAGCGCTCTATGAAGCGGGCCGCGTGTGCCACGCCGGCTGCTTCCCGGCGCTGGAGGACCAGCTTTGCGGCCTGACCATCGGCGGCGGCTATGAAGGGCCGGGCCGCTCCCCGGATCGCGCCGACGCGCTGGTCTGGGCGATGACCGAATTATTACTGACATCTTCTGGAAACATCCGCCTTCGAGCCTTATAAAGCTGCTGGGACGATTCATGCCTATTCGACGGCGGGACTGGGGGAGACCGCCAAGAAACGATCAGTGCGCAGCGAATGGGTCCTATGATGAGGAACAAGCCCCCAAATGGACGTCATCCTGAGACGAATTGCGGATGCGACATCACTGCCGATGATCTGGCGGCATATGACGCGATATTTGCGACGCTACGGCTTCGGCGCCAATAGTTATTACATTTTTCGCACTGGCGGCAGCATGCCTGCGACCCCGCCATTGCAGCACGGCTTTACGCGCGACGAGATCGAGACCTATCTGGCCTTCGATTTCCAGCGCTACGACATCGTGCCGCGGGTGGCGCTGGCCGCCGGTGTGCCCGTGCGCTGGACCGAGGTGTGGCAAACGGCGCAGACCACGGCAGAAGAGCGCGCCTTCTGGGAGAAGCTGAAGGCTGCCAATTTTCCAGACGGCTATTCGCTGCCTTGCTACGGCCCGGGCGGTCGCAACGCGGTAGTGGGCCTGGGCCGGATGACGTTGAAGGAACCGCCCGAGCCGGCGCTGCTCTCCATGCTGCACTTTGCGGCACAGGCGGCGCATCTGCGCATCTGCGCGCTCTTTGCAGACGACGTGGCGCGTGACCGGCAGCTCTCCAGCCGGGAGAAGGAAATTCTGGACTGGGTTGCGCGGGGCAAGAGCAATACGGTGATTGCCGACATATTGGAAATCTCGCCGGGAACGGTGGATACCTATATGCGCCGCATCTACGAAAAGCTGGACGTCTCCGACCGGACGTCCGCCGCCGTGAAAGGCGTGGGGCTGGGGCTGATCGCCGCCTGAAGCGCGATCGTCTCCGGGGTGAGACGCCGATCAGGCCTCATCGGAAGCCGAGGATAGACCAAGCCAGATCCCGCCGCTCGCTGGGATAACGGGTTCGGCGTGCGTTGAGCGTGCCGGCGAAGGGGCGATCCTGACAGACACAGACAATGAAGCGCGCCGCGTGCGCGCAGCGGCGGCGGCTTGGGTTGCGCCCGCGCCTTGCCTTGCCTTCTGCCCGAGGGGCCGAACTAGGAGACAATCGGATGAAATGGTTTGGACGCAAGGGCGCGGGCATGGTCCCGCGGCCGCCGCTGGGACGTGGCTGGGCCGGATGCGGCTGGGGCGGCGGCCATGGCGGCGACTGGCCGCAAAGTTACGAAGCGCAACTGCGCGAAGCTGCGCTTGCCAATCCGGTGGCGCAGCGTGCGTTGCGGCTGGTGAGCGAGGCGGCGGGGAGCGCGGCGCTCACCGCGCGCGCCACCCGCCCGGAGGATGCCGCGGCGGCGCTCGCGCTGGTGCGGCGACGCGCGGCAGGGCAGAGCCTGGTGGAGACGCTGGCCGCGCATCTGCTGCTCCACGGCAATGGCTATGTGCAGATCGGCCATGGCGCGGATGGGTTACCGGCGAGCCTCTATGCGCTGCGCCCGGAGCGCGTGCGTATCGAGGCCGACGCACAGGGCTGGCCGCGCGCTTACCTCTACCACGCCGGCGAAACGGCAACGCGCTATGCCAGTGAGGATGCGACTGGGCGCACGGCCATTGTGCACCTGAAGGCGCTCAATCCCACGGACGATCATTATGGGTTGGGTTGCCTGGGTGCGGCGGCGGGCGCGGTGGCGATCCACAATGCCGCGACGCGCTGGAACAAGGCGCTGCTCGACAATGCCGCTCGCCCCTCCGGCGCGCTGGTCTATGCCGGCGAGGACGGGCAGGTGCTCTCCGCCGATCAGTTCGACCGACTGAAGGCGGAGCTGGAGGCAGCCTTCCAGGGGCCGGGCAATGCCGGGCGACCAATGCTGCTGGAAGGCGGGCTGCGTTGGCAATCCATGAGCCTTTCGCCGCATGACATGGACTTCGTGGCGCTCAAGGCGGCCGCCGCGCGGGACATCGCACTGGCCTTCGGGGTGCCACCGGTGCTCGTCGGGCTGCCCGGCGACAGCACTTATTCCAACTATCGCGAGGCGAACAAGGCGCTCTGGCGACAGACAGTGCTGCCGCTCGCGGAGAAGATCCTGGGCGGCCTCTCGCAGGGGCTGGCCGACTTCCTGCCGGGACTCGTGCTGGCGGTGGACATGAACGCGCTGCCCGCGCTGATCGAGGACCGGGCAATGCTGTGGGAGCAGGTGGCGACGGCGGATTTCCTCAGCGACGAGGAGAAGCGGGCGCTGCTTGGCATCGGCGCGGTGAAGGCGGGTGCATGACGATGCGGGCGGAAAGCGAGATGCTCGCGCTGCTTGCGGCGCAGGCGGACGCACGCGGCGGCGACCTGGTGACGATCCGTGCGCTGGTGGAGGAAGCGAGCGAACTGGGCGCGGCGCGGGCGCTGGAGCGGCTTGGCCTCGCTGATGCGCGCGCGCAGGAGGATGTACGCGAGCTGCGGGCACTGCTGCGCGGCTGGCGCGATGCGCGGCGAACTGCGCGCAACGCCGTGCTCGGCTGGATCGCGCGCGTGGCCATGGCCTTGCTGCTGCTGGGACTCGCGGTGAAGCTCGATCTGCTGCGGGTGCCGCGCGCATGAGCGGGGCGGTGGAGACAGGCGCCGGCCTGCGCTTTGCGGGCTATGCGGCGATCTTCGGTCGCGTGGACAAGGGCGGTGACGTGATCGCACCCGGTGCCTTCGCGGCGAGCCTGGCACGGCGGGCGGGCGCGGCGCTGCCGCTGCTGTGGCAACATGCGCCGGGCCAGCGGATCGGCAGCATCGACCTGGCCCGCGAGGATACGCGCGGGCTGCGCGTGATCGGGCGGATCGAAGATGCCGGCGCGACGGCGCGCAAGGCCGCCGCATTGTTGCGCGCGGGGCGGCTGGACGGTCTTTCCTTCGGCTATCGCGTCGTGACAGCGCAGGGCGAACGGCCCCGAAGACTGGAGGCCCTGGAGCTGGTGGAGGTGAGCCTGGTCACTTTCCCGATGCAGCCGCTGGCGCGGGTGCATGCGGTGGTGTGAACGAGGTCGCCGGTTTGAGCCGGGGACGGATTGGAACGTGCAAAACGGGGGGCCTCGCGCCCCTTTTTCTTTGTCTGAAGCAGGAGACGTGACGATGGTGGACGTGAAGGCTGATGTGCTGGAGGAGAGCTTTGACGCGATCCTGCAGGGAGACCGGATTTCCGGGCTTGAGGCGCGCATGGATGCGCTGGATGCCGCCGTGGCGGCGCGGGCCGTGGAGCGGGCCGGGCGGCCGCCCCTGGAAGTGAAGGAGGCGCGCGGCGGGAAGGGTGTGGATGCCGACCCGGCGCGGGCGGCCTTCACGAACAATTATCTGCGCCGGGGCATCGAGGCGGGGGTTGAGCTCAAGAGCTTCTCCGGCGCCAGCGGCGCGGCGGGCGGCTATGCCGTACCGCGCGAAATCGACGAGATGATCGAGACGGCGCTCAAGGCCATCTCGCCCATTCGCGCCATTGCCAATGTGGTACGCACCGGCACGGCCGGCTATCGCAAACTGGTGACGACGGGCGGCGTGGTCTCCGGCTGGGCGTCCGAAACCGGCGCGCGTGCCGAGACAGCGACGCCGACCTTCCAGGAGATCGCGCCGCCCTCCGGCGAGCTTTTTGCCAACCCGGCGGCCAGCCAGGCGATGCTCGACGATGCGCAGTTCGACGTGGAAAGCTGGCTCGCGGAGGAAATCGCGCGCGAGTTCGCCCAGGCGGAAGGGGCGGCGTTCGTCAGCGGCAACAGCACGAACAAGCCCAAGGGCTTCCTGAGCTATGCCACGAGCAGCGATGGGGACGCCACGCGCGCCTTCGGTACGCTGCAATATGTGGCGTCTGGCGCGGCCGGCGGCTTTGCGGCCACGAGCCCGCAGGACCGGCTGATCGACCTCGTCCAGGCGCTCAAGGCCCCCTACCGGCAGGGCGCGGCGTTCGTGATGAATTCCGCAACGCTGGCGCGCATCCGCAAGTTCAAGACGGCGGACGGCGCATTCCTGTGGCAGCCGAGCCTGGCGGCGGGGCAGCCGGCGACGCTGCTCGGCTATCCGGTGGTGGAGGCCGAGGACATGCCGGACATCGCGGCGGACAGCCTTTCCATCGCGTTCGGCAATTTTCAGCGCGGCTATGTGATCGCCGAGCGGGGTGGGACGAGCATCCTGCGCGACCCGTTCACCAACAAGCCGTTCGTGAACTTCTACGCCGTGCAGCGCATTGGCGGCGGCGTGGCGAACAGCGACGCGATCAAGCTCATGAAATTCGCGGCGTCCTGACCCGTCGGGGCGATGCGCTTTCCCCGCGAGCCCGGCGTTCGCTGGGTGACGGCGGAGGCGTATGGCCCCGACGCGCCGCCCCGCCGGTCTCTCCCCTTCCGGTGGGGCGGCATGCTTCTCCCTCTCCGACAGCCAAGCAAAGGGCTCCCTGCCATGACCGTGACCATCGAAAGCGGGGGGGCGCTCGCCGCGCCGCTCGCGGCCCTCAAGGCCTATCTGCGGATCAGCCGTGCCGACGAAGATGCGCTGCTCACCGATCTTCTACGCGCGGCCAGCGACGTGGCCGAGCGCTTCCTGGGCCAGCTCCTCATCACGCGCGGCGTGGAGGAAGTGCTCGATGTGCGCTGTGGCTGGCAGGCCCTGGCCATGCGGCCGGTGACAAGCATCGAGGCGGTGACGGCGCTGCCGGTCGGCGGCGCGCCCGTGCCGCTGCCGGTCGAGGCTTATGCGATCGACATCGACGGGGACGGCAACGGGTGGGTGCGCATGGCCGATGCGGCCGGCGCGCCGCGCCTTCGCGTGACCTATCGCGCGGGCATGGCGGCGGACGCGGACGGGCTGCCCGATGCGATCCGCCATGGCATCATTCGCCTGGCCGGCGACTATCATGCGCTGCGCGAAGGCGTGACGCCGCAGCCGCCCGCCGCAGTGGCGGCGCTGTGGCGGCCCTGGCGGCGGATGCGGCTGCGATGAGGGCGGCGATCGGCGCGGCGGCGCGGGCGCGCGCGGCGGAGCTGCGCGACGGATTGGCGCAGCGCTTGCGGGCTGAGCTGCCGGGCCTGCGCGTGGATGTGGAAGGCGAGGCGATCCGCCTCAGTGGGCGCGATGCGCGGCGGCGCTGGGATGCAGCGGGCGCGGACGATCTTTTGCGGGAGACTGGAGCATGAGCGCGGAACTGGCGGCTCGGGCGGCGATCCTGGCGGCGATGGCGGCCGATGCGACCTTGGCGGGGCTGGTCAACCAGATTGCCGACGGCGATCCGGTGAAGGCGAGCCCGCCCTGGCTGCTGGTCGGTACGGCGAACGCAGTGGGCTGGGGCGCGCGCGGCGTGGATGGCGTGACGCTGCGGCAGGGCATCGAGCTGGTGCTGCGCGGGGACCAGCTCTCGGCCGTCACGACGATTCTCGACCGAGTGGATGTGCTGTTGCGAGACATGGCGAGCGACCTTGGCGCGTGGCGCATCACCGCACTGGCGTTCGAGCGCTCGCGCATTCGCCGGACCGAACGGGAGTGGCGGGCGAGCGTCGATTATTCGATCCGGCTGGCGCGGCTGAACTGAGCGAAGAAGCGCTTTTTCGCGCAGAGGACGCGGAGACATCCCGGTCGCGCCGCGGCGGTTTTGTGTGGGGATAACGGCGTC